ATGATCCAGGACACTTTGCTTTCTTCTTGGGTTCAGCGATTAGAGTTCCGAGCATAGCAGGTTGCTGCCCTTCGTTACCGTCCAAGAAGAATCCAAACACCCAAGTGCCTTCGACCACACCTGTTGGACTACGACCGATACCACTAGTACTCGCCGAGTATACTGGTAAAATAGGAACTGCCCATGGAAGATCCTCGGTAGGAAGCAATTCAATGTCATCGGTATGATATCCAAGAATTCTGACCCTGCATCTTCCGAGTTTCATCGGATCATTGCGATCTTCCACAACTCCCATAAACCAATAGAAATTATTGTCGCCGTTAGAGAAAAAATTCATGTTCATATTTTATGACCATTTACCTTTAACTTATCAAGAGGGTGAAAAGATTAAATTCATTTACTTGAAAGAACCAATATAGTCTGTAATATTACGTAATACATTGTCTTCATTTGGAGGATATCCTCTAGCGATAGAGAAGTGAAGATGCGGTCCAGTCGACTCACCAGTATTGTTACTATCCATAATGTGTTGTCCAGCGGTTACTTTATCGCCGACCTTAACCCGTATTGACTTCGCCATACCATGAGCGTAAAGAGTGTAGAGTTTTCTTCCTTCAACATTGTGCTCGATCCCCACTCTATAACCACTCTTTCCTTTTGGTCCTGCACGAATAACTACTCCATCATATGCCGCATAAATCGGTTTACCATTACCTATACCTCCTATATCTATACCAGAATGATATCTTTTGAACCGCTTTCTGTATCCAACATTACTGGTAATCCTACCTAAACCGCCAGTCGGGTGCGCCCAACCAGATTTATTAACCTTAATGGGTTCTGCTGCTTGATCCGCTGGGGTGTCTTGATCGCTGTCAGCAGATTGTCCACCTTCACCTGCGCCAGATCCACCACCAGCATCTTCCGAGCAAACATTACTTGATTGATCTGTTACTGAATCTTCGTTGGAAATTTCTTCAAGTGTAACTAGTTGGAACGGAGTCTTAAACGAATCCTTGGCAAGTTCAAGTAACATTTTATGATCAGTTGGAGTAAACTTGTGTCGTATCGCAGTTATCATCCACACACCGGAGATGAAGGGATCCCACAAGTAACGTTGGTCGTCGTTTTTTTCATCCGAAGAAACTGCTCTAGGATAAAGAAATTCAACCAAAGATCCAACTTCCATATCAGTTCTACCAGGAACTTCAATATTTACAACCAGACTTGTGAAGTCTTGTATAGAACTCACTCTTGGTCCTGTAAACAACTCTGGTGTATAATCAACTAGAGTATCCGTTGTAATTTCAGGAATTGTAGTTTCATTATTGGTTGAATTGAAGTGTATGGTTTTAAAGAACTTCTTGGTGTCAGCAGAGCGCAAAACATGAACAGGATATGGTAGATGATTTACCAGTTCGTTTGGTTCTCTCTTAACAGTCCCAGCATCACCGAGTCCTGATTTTTGCGCATCATATCCTTTGTATGATTCAGTTCTAATATCTTCGCCAAATGCTAGACCATGGTCCCAGATCCAGTTGTTTACCTTTTTGGTTAGAATATCTAATGTGGTGGTTGTAGATGTAAATCTACCTGTGTCTTGTCCAGCAAAGATATCCAGGTGTTCTGGAAAAGTAACATTCTCGACGCTCTGGTACTTACTTAGTCTTGCTTTATCCGTATCACCTTTAGGCAGATATTGATATTTCGCTGAAATAATGTTTTTGGATAACTGCGTATCCATAAGTGCTTGGAAAGACGTCAAGTAAAATTGAGTGGATGTCTCATAGAATAAAAATGTTGGAGCAGTTGATTTACTTCCAATACTTCTTTTCGCAATATAATTCAAACATTGAAACGGAGTCCAGTTATTTGCTATGAATGACACCTTAGACTGGTGCGGAGTGTCGGCAACTATAAGTGGTGTTTCTTCTGTGGTTTTAATACTATCATACCCTCGTGGTGTTGAAAGATATTCATCGAAAATCTGTAGTGCGATTTCATCAGTTCTTCCTTCAAATTTTCTACTAATGTAAGTAACGTTATCCTTGATCGCCTCAATAGAACAGAAGAGAAGATCTACTTGCTCTTCATTATCTTTATTAAGAATTCTATTTTTAATTCCATACAAATAGAATGATCTCTTGATAGATTCAAGATAATCATCGCTCATAATTGAGTTTTTAATGTTGAGCGAAAGAACTTCATTTCCAACAATTGGCAAACTAGCAACCAGATTCCTAGAATCGGATATCGTCAATCTTCCTTGGATTGCACTGGAAAACATATCTTCATATATTTCAATTTCTTTAATGAAGTTCTTAAGATCCAATACTTGATCTTGCAAATTTCGCAATTCACAAACAAGGATTTCAACGTCACCGACGCTTTTAAATCCAACACTAGTTGACGGTGTTACGGTTTCATTAGCCATTTGGGAGTAATCTGCTAAATTCTTTGATAAAATCGGTTAAGAATTGTTTCGGGAGATATTTGATTTGACGTTTTTTTTCATTGACGTCTTCCTCATACTCCCAATTAGTTCTCGGTTCTATATAACCATTCGCAAGATCAGCAGCGTCATAATCAACCACTAATCCCTGAGGTATGCCCAGAAACAATCTTCCGTTGGTTGTTTGGTAGTGATGAGTCGTAGTGTATATGTTACCTTCTCCGTACTTCGCGACGCAAAAATCGTAAAGTTCTCTGCTAGTTTTAGGCCACTCTTCTCTAGGATCTACAATATTATTCAATACCAATAAAATCCAGTGATATTCTTCGTTACCATATATCTTATACGCCAGAATCTCTGGTGTTTCACCATCTTCAACTGCAGTCGTTTGAATCGCCTCAACATTTTTAATTATGTTGGTAATTGGTGCTACTCTATAGAAAATGTCAGTGATGGGTTTAAACTTACCATCTAATCTCGCTCTCATAACCGGAAATTTTTCGAAATACATTATTAGTATCCTTGATATATTCTTTGTGTTGTAAGAATTTCGAGTTCAGTAAAGGTAAGTTGCATAGTTGCCATAGATGGCATACCATTTGAGAAAGTGGTAAAACCTTCTGCCCCATATACTACATTCATATCAGTCAAAACGCAATTAGAAATCTTTCTTACGAATGTGTTTTCTTTACCTGCATGATAATAAATAATTAGAAATTCTGATGGATAAGTATAGAAGTATCCACTTGCTTGTGCCTCTGGGTGCATGTGAAACAGAAATTTCTGTATGATTCCACCCCCGTCAATCACCGCAGGTCCACCGTTATCCTGATTAGCAGTCGATGTATTGGAAGTTCCAAACACTTCCACAGCTTCTTGTTCAGTCTTTGGCATGAAAATGTATTCAAACGTAAATCTTCTGTTATCCATGGATCTAAACAATTGTTCTTTGTATGGATTTTTTACAGTCTTTGTGTTCGCGTTTACTACATTTTCCAATCCATTCCCACCAAAAACTTTAGAAACGTTTGCAGCACTTCTGACTGCTAGTTCTGGGATTCCTGACCCCGTGAAATTCCCAGCACCGATAGCACCAGCGAGCGCACCCATATCTGCTGATTCCCAATTTGCTTTATACTGACTTTGAATAGAATTGATCTGTAAAGTTATAGAACCACCGCCCAGTTGAAGTTTATTGACATCTGATAGTGCAACTGCCGCATAACCAGTTAATGCACCTACTGCTGCACCACCAGCGGTGTTTATTGCAGTTGTCGCTATCTTTCTCAGAGGGCCAAGAGCTGTGCCAGTTGGTCCACCATTACCTCCATTTCCCAATAATGCTTGCCCCAATCCGAGAACACCGCCAGCACCAGCACCCTCTAACGCACCTGCCGCAGCAGCAGAATTTCCTGCGTTATCGCCAGTTAATCTATTTTGATCGCTAATGTCAAAAGTGTCATATTTTTTTTGTAATAATCTTCCAAGTTTACTTTCGCTGCGAACCAACGGATAAAAGACAACGTAGTGGGGAGAAGAATCTACATCTAATGGATATCTCCTAGGTTTACCACCAAACTCTTTTCTTTGAATAAAGTCACTCCTTGCCTTGTCTTGTCCTTTGTATTCCTGGTTTTCAATAGGTTCTGGTGGTGTCGAAGAATCAGTTGCACCTTGTTCCTCTGATGTCGGATTGAACACACGCGGATCTTCTAATGGTTCTGCCACGAATAAATATCCTTTTGTTTAAAAGAGTTCGTGATATTTATATGAGTTACCAGAAAGAAACGCTAAAAGGTCGGTATAATATAGAAAAACCGCAGAAATATGTCGGCGATCCCAGAAATATAATTTTCAGATCCAGTTGGGAACTCAAGTTTATGAAGTGGTGCGACCACAATGTAAATGTCATAGAATGGGGATCTGAAGAACTCGCCATACCATATAGATCACCAGTCGATGGAAAAGTTCATAGGTATTTCGTTGACTTTTACATAAAAGTTAGAAGTCCTGATGGAATCAAGAAATATCTTATTGAAATTAAACCTGAAAAATTCACCAAAGAACCCAAAGCACAACAAAGAAAAACGAGAGCATTCCTCAATGAAGTCATTCAATGGGGCACGAATCAAGCTAAATGGAAGGCAGCAAAAGAATTTTGCCTAGACCGAAATTGGGAATTTATGATTTTGACTGAAAAAGAGTTGGGTATAACTTATAAATAAGACTTATGGCGAATCCATTTGAACAATTAAGAGCGAAAGCAGGCGACGGGCAGAAGTCCATGTGGTGGTACATGAGAAACGTACAGTCTCTCGTGGGCGACAGCATAACAACTTCTAATGCAATGAAGTCTGACATCGGGGAATTGACTTCTAATATAGAAGTCGGACAGATGTATATGTATTTCTACGATCCTAAGTGGAAAGAGGAACTGCCGTTCTATGATCGCTTCCCTCTAGTCCTCCCTTTCGGACCTGCTCCTGGGGGATTCTATGGTATAAATCTCCATTACGCTCCCTATATGGTAAGAGCAAAGATTCTCGGAGAACTCTTAGATTATACTGACAAAAAAATAACCAATGACAGTAAAATCAAAATGTCATATGATCTATTAAATTCCATCAGTTATTCTAAAGAAGTGAAACCTTGCATCAAACATTACTTGACTGCACACGTGCAATCTAGATACATGAAAGTAAATCCAATCGATTGGAAGGCAGTTATTTTCTTACCAATTGAATCATTCGCGAAAGTCAATAAACAAGAAGTATTCAGGGATTCTAGGAGCAAGTATTAATGGCAAAATTTAATCTTGATGACTTTAAAGGTAAGGTTTTTTCTAAAGACTTAGCACGTGCCAACAGATTCGAAATTCAAATAACTCCTCCTCCGATTTTAGGCGGGAACCAAGGTCTTTCTAGAACAATCACACTACTGGCAGAAGATGTAATGCTTCCTGGTATAATGGTTGGAACCAGACCGTTCAGATTTAACAATCTGAACGAGCAGCGTGCACATCTAATTGATTACATGGGCGATTCTGTAACTTTCACGTTCCTTTGCGATACAGAGTGGTCGATTAGAAGTTTCCTAGAAGAGTGGATACAAAAGATGATCAACCCTTCCAATAGATATGTCGAATATCCTGAACAATACTACTCGGTCATAGAAATTACTTCTCTGGATAAAGGAGACAACGAACTTACTGGGTGGAAATTGGAAGACGCATTTCCTAGGTCTCTTGCCCCAGCACAGTTCTCATCAGGGAGTCCTGATCCTGTTAGACAACCTTGCACATTCTCGTTTACTAAGTGGCAAAGATATACCCCAGAGAGTCCAATAGGTCGTCCAGAAGAGCCAACCGTTCCAACCATACCAGTTTAAATATAGGATTTTATTATGACATTACCTACTATTACTACACCAACATTTGACATTGAGGTGAAATCTCTCAAGAAGAATGTTAAATTCAGACCATTTTTGGTCAAAGAAGAAAAGATTCTAATTCTTGCCGGAGAAACAGAAGAAGTAACTGAAATGATCAATGCCATGCGCGAAGTCATCAGATCTTGCGCTAAAGAAGAATTAGATGTGGATTCTTTACCATATTTTGATATTCAAAATATCTTTATCAGATTAAGAGAACAATCGATCGGAGCAGTAACTGACTTTATGTTGATCTGCGGCGAATGTGGGCACAGGACAGCAACACAGTTAGATCTGTCTCAAATACAAATTACAGAGCATGATGAGCACACAAATAGTATTTCTCTAACTGATGAAATTGGTGTGGTAATGAAGTATCCCAAATTGGATGCCATGGTCGATTATAAGAAACCTGCTTACGATCTTGTCGCAGAAAGTATAGACAAGATCCATACCAAGGATGAAATTTTTGAGGTTTCTGAATACTCGAGCGAAGAGATATCTTCATTCATAGATTCTCTAAGCAACAAGCAGTTCGAGAAACTGGTAAATTTCTTTGAAACTGCTCCGAAAATTGAACATGTCATCGACTATACATGTGGGAAATGTGAGACCAAAAACTTCGTCGTGGTAGATGGTATTCAAAATTTTTTCGGTTAACCCTTTCTCATGATAATTTGATGAATTTTTACAAAGTAAACTTTATTTTGCTTCAAGAACATAAATATAGTTTGACTGAAATTGAAAATATGATACCGTGGGAAAGGGAAGTCTACATTGGTTTATTGGCAACGCATTTGAAGAAAAAAGCAGAAAAAAACAATTAAGGATAGATAATCCGTAATGGAAAACAAACAAACTTTCTCTGACTTCGTAGCACTACTACAACAGAAAAACGCACAAGCAGAAGACTCTGTTGGTGGAGTAGAACAACTCGAACAACTCGAAAAGTTAAATGAAAGTGTTACCAGAATCCGTGAAGATTTGAAGAAGAGGGTTTCCGGAGCCGCCTCTATGAATTCAATCGGCGTTGCTTCTGCTCCTCTTCAAGAAATCGTAACCAAAATTACCGAATCGATTGAAGAGTCCAATGTTTCAGGCGAGACTCTCGAAAAACTGTCTGAAGAGAACAGAAAACTTGTTAGTGAGTTTAAAGAATCTCTAGAAAAACTATCAGATAAGAATTCCAAAGAATTTCAAAAAGCATACGAAGCACTAGTAGATGCTGCAGACAAACTTTCCAAGTCAGATGATCCGACAGTTAGTGGGTTCGGTGCTTCTGCCAAAGAAAAGTTAGTTGATGCCAAACTTTCACAGGAGGGGTATAAATTACGAGGTGAAAATGACACGATCGCAAATCGCATTAGACGTTCTTTTGCGAGACCCGAACAAGTTGATCCCACAACTGGTGTTGCTAAAATCGGCGGTTTTAAAGGATTGGCGAAGAATATTTTCGCACCAAAAGAAGGTGGTTTAATTGATGACATTTTCACATCAGACGAAGACAAAGTAGCACGCGAAAGTAGAAGACAAGAATTTAGACTTGCCGAAGAGCAAGCAACACAGGCAGATATTAGTCGTGTTTCTGAAGGGATGCCCGATATATCTGAACCCGAAAATCAAACACCCGAATCTACAACACCGGCTGCAGTCATAGAAACACCTAAATCACCTGCATCTTCGGATGAAGCGGAAATTAAGGCTGGATTATTTGAAGATCCAACCAAAGAATATCAAGAGAAGATCGCCGAAAATAGCGATAAACAAGTTTTATTATTGGAACAAATTTTAGAAACTCTTAACAAACTGGGGCAAGTGTCTGAATCCGGTGGTGCTGCAGAATCGGGCGAAGAATCGGGCGGTGGAATGGGTGGACTCGGCATGGGCGCACTGCTCGCAGGTGGTGCGTTTGCGTTGGGTCGCGGGATCACTCGTGGAGTAAAAGCAGTTGGTAGAGGCGTAGTTGGCGCAGGTCGAATGGTCGCTCGTGGTGCTGCAGGATTAGGTCGTGGTGCGCTTGCATTGGGCACAAGAGCAGCGGGAGCGATAGCAGCGACCGGAGTGGGTGGTGCTGCAATAGAAGGTATTTCTGGTGCTGCTAGAACAGCACAAAGTATGGGTGGCGCTGCTATTAATACTGCACGAGGAGTTGTAGGAACTGGTGTTCAAGCTGCAGGTAG